TCATGTTTCATACCACTTGAATATACAACTTCTGTATCTTCTACTGGACAATTTATAAGTTCAAAAGGTGCTTCATCTGGTGGGGTTTTGCTGTCTTTATTTGTATATCTAAAACCTCTACCATAAACCAAAACATCTTCATATAGTTCCATATCTTTAGATTTTTTGTTTTCGTATCTAACATATTCGTTTAATAATGAAATTTCTTCATTTTCACTATCATTTAAACTTACATATTGTATTGGTTTGCCTAATAAATATGTTTTTTTGAAATCAATACAAGCAAATGCCCAGTTTTCTACTATTTTGTTATTAATTTCTTCTCTAGTATGTTTTACTTTATATTTTATGTCTTGGTCGCCATAATAATAACTTCTAAGATATAATGTTTCTATTTTATTTTTTTCATGTAAAGACTTTGAATTTTCTAGTATTTCAATAATGATTTTATCTAAATCTGCTTGTGATGCTGATAATAATTGTTCTTCTGTATAATTCGCAAGTAAAGTACTACGACCATAAGTTTTCATATATTTTCACCTTCTATCTTTGCACCTTTTTTCAAGTTATCTATTGCCCATAATGGTTGAAAATTAGTATAATGGCAAAGTTTTATTGCTTCTTCTTCATTTTTTGCACTTGCCATTGGAATAATATGGTCTAAATGCCATTTGCCTCTATTTTTCCAACTCATTCCTTCTTGAAATTTATTTTCAATATATTTTTTAAATTCTTCTAAACTACAACCTAGTATTTGTTCGACTGGTGCATTTTTCTTTATTTTTCTATTATTCAAATAATTATTAATTGAACTTCTTAAATTTATTTTTATTTTATATAAATCATCTTTCATATATTCATGATATTTATTTCTACGATATTCTTTATGATTTTTTTGCCAATTACGATTATATTCAAGTAATTCTTCTTTGTGTTTTTCTCTATAGTCTTTATTTTTTTGAAGATAAAATTCTCGATTTTTTATATAATTTTGTTTCTTTAAATTATTAAGATGTTCTTTATGTTTTAAATAATATTCTTTTTTTAGGATAGTGTAATATTCTTTGTGTTTTTCTTTATTATTTTTGTTAACTAAATCTTTACATTCTTTACATTGATTTCTATATCCATCTTTGCTATCTTTTCTTTTGTAAAATTCTTCTATTGGTTTTTCTTTATTACAAGATATGCAAACTTTAGTTATCAAATTATACCACTACCTTTACAGCAAAATTATAATATAAAATGTAAACTTTTGTCAAATTTTAACATTTGCTTTACATTTTTTAATAAAAAAGACCTAAAAAGGTCTGTTAAATATTGTGATTTTTGCTTTATGATTATTGCCAGTTATTATTTCTTTTGTAAACATTGCTAAACTATCTGGTGCATCATCGTGAGCATTTCTACCAGTTGAATTATATAATGTTAAATTGTTCATAAATAAGCCCATATCACTTTTTATTGCAAATTTATCTCTTGCTGGGAATACTAATTGCTTATGAATTAGATATGATTGGTCTGTAATTCTCTCACTTTTAACTTCACTATTATATTTTTCAATTATTTCACAATCATAAATTCCATTTTGTTTTAATATAGCATCTATATTTTGCTTCAACTCACTTGTAACATTACTTTCAATTACCAATTTTGTAATATGATGCTCTATTATTTTATTACATATATCTGCATATAAATCTTTTGTAGCCTTTTGAGTGAATATACAGTCTCTTAAATAATACATTGGTATATCGTCTTCTATATTTTTTATAAATATTGGCATTGAGAAATAGTCTCGACCACTTTTTCTTGTTGCATCTATAACAGCATAAGCATTATCAAATTCATTTTTAGGTAAACTTTGATATGTTTTTAAACGATTGTAACTAAATAATAATGCTTCTGGGTCTGTTGGTCTTTGTTGAAAGTTTGTTTCAAACAAATATTCTGGCATATTTCTTCTTTCTGCTTCTATTTGTTCTGTTGTTCTTAACTCAGGACAAGTCGATAATCCAGTTTCATAATCTAATGCTGGTACTTGTACTATTGCAATTGTTTCATCTTCATTTATGTATGTATAAGGAAATACTGGATGTGGTTTAAAAATATTTTCTTTTCTTGCTCTTTCAATTAATTGTGCAATAAAATCTCCACTAGCCCATAATGTTCCTGTTACAACAACTTTTGGTTCTTTATTTTGTACAAATCTTTTTCTCCAAACTGTTGTAAATTTATTAAAATATAATTCGTTTAAGTTTTGGTTCATTGCTTCTTGATAATCTGCATATAAATCATCAATATGTATTCGCTGACTAGCACGAACACCTACAACATTTGAGTTTACTGTACTAGCAACATAAGAACTTGATAATCTACCTTTTTTTAATTTCCAGTTTCTATCTGTTTCTTTCAAAAAATAATCTTTATCTTCTTCATTCCATTTCATATCTGGAAATACTTCCCCAAACCATTCAGATTTCATTTCGTCTCTAACTGTTCTTGAACCACCTGTAACTACATCTTCATTTGAACATAGTGATAATACTGTTCCAGTTGGGTCTAAACCAAAATTCCAAGCCTCACTAATTTTTTCTGTATAAGTTTTACCATAACCAGAAGGTAAATTAGCAATTAATAATCTAAACTTAGGATTAGTTGTTATTTCTTGTAAATAATGTACAAAGCCTCTTAATATATTAACTCTTGGTGCAAAAAATTTTTCTGCATAAGGTTCTTCCCATTCTCTATACATAAAATAATGTTCTAATGATGTTCTACTTGCCATTCGATATGCTTCTTTTAATAAGTTATAATAATCTAATGCTTTTTCATCTCTTCTATCAAGTTTTAACATCAAATTAAGTAATGGAATATATCGCTTTACACATACTTTACTACATTCAACTGAATTCTTTACATAATAAGTGTCAAGTAACTTGGATAAATCTTTAATCATTGAATTCAATTCGTTATAAGGTATTTTTTTCTTGCTATATCCAGTAAAGTTATTATGTAAAATAGTTAAATAATCATTTATGTATTTTGATAATACTTCTTCTGTTAATTCCATTATTTATCACCTAACAATGCTCTATATTTTTCTAAGTTTTGATTAAGTTTATCTGTATTAACAACCTCTTTGTATGTAATATTTACATTTGGTTGTACTTTTTCTACCATTTCATTTTGTGTTTTTAATTTAAATTGAGTTGGAGTTCCTTTTACAATACCTAATTGTGCCATAGACAAGTTATTATCTCCTATTTCGTCATATATTTTTTCTGCAATGTTTCTCATATCAAGGTCTGGAGAATTACGATAAGTTCTTAAATCTCGTGTAGTAATACCTGATAACTTGCAAAAACTTGCTAAAGAACTAGGAAAATTACCTATTTTATCATTAACTTCTGTAATCAAATATAAATAATAGTCATAAATTAACGATAATTTTTCAGCATTGTACACTGGAACTTTACATCCTATTGGACATATTGTTTTAAAAAATAAATTATTTACTACTAATGGGTTCATTTCAACTCTTGTACCAATAGCATCTCCTGTTTTTAAATTGTATATTGTTTTTTCATGGCTTTTTGCATATTCAATCATTTGATTTACTTTTTCTTGCTTGATGGTTTCTAATTTTGTACTTATATCATTTACTGTTCCATTTACAAAAAATTGCTCTAATTCACTAATTTCACATCTTTTTTGCTCAATTATTTCATTTTTTTTGTTTTTTTCTGCTTTTATAGCATCATTTATTTCTTTTTTTGTCTTTATTTTTGCCATATTTGCACTCCTTACTCTTTTGCATATTATAAAATATGACAATACAAATGTCAAATTGACACTTCTTTACATAATTGGTATAATTCTATTGTAAAAGTAGAAAAGAGGCTAAAATAATGCTTAAAATAGTTATAGAAGGCAATCCAATTACAAAAAAAAATCATTCAAATGTAGTTATGATAAAGGGAAGACCAATAGTAATACCTTCTAAACCATATCAAGAATATGAAAAAAAGTGTAAACAATATATACCTACACTTGATAAACCTATTGATTATCCTATTAATTTAAAATGTACATATTATATGGAGACTAGAAGAAAAACTGATTTAACTAACCTTTTACAAGCCACTTGCGATATTTTGGTTAAATATAAGATACTTGAAGACGATAATTACTCTATTGTTTCGTCTTTTGAAGGTACTAGGGCAGAATATTGCAAAGAAAATCCAAGAGTAGAAATTGAAATAACAAAAAAAGAGAACATTTAGTTCTCTTTTTTTAGTTTAGGTGGAATAGTGCCTACTTAAAACCTATATGGTCGCAACCTCAAGGAACTATAAGCCCTAAAACTTTCTAGTTATTATTTCATAAGCACCACTTGAATAGATATAATGGGACTTGAACCACATTCACAAGGCATTTTGCCCAGCAACTACCACTTGTTAATATATCTACCCAAGTGCTGCCTACAAAGGCAACATTTTTTCTCTATCAGAGGTACGAGACTGAGAAATATAAAACCAAAACCCAAGAGCAACAGGGGTATATTGCTCTTTGAAAAACAGACAATTGATAGTCTTCCTATTAATTTAATATATACAAATGTTATTCAGTCAATAGAGAGTTAAAGTCCTGATAAGGAGCGACCTTATTTCCTCTTTAACCCAAGTAAAACTCTAAATCTATAAAGGATTGTTACCTTCAATTTTCACACATGTTAGGAATATTAAAAAACTCTCAAATCGCATCACGAGTTCCATTTACTATTCAGTACCTTTTACTATCATTTTCAGTCAATTTGTGCTACTCATACTATAAACTACTCTTATACTCATATTACTATGCATCAACAACTGCAAACCATCTTGTTTTAGTCTTACACTCCCCTCTTTAAGATACTACTCTTAATGAGTTCGTTGCCCTACACAATATACAACATATTTGTCGAATTACGATGGCGAGTAGAACTATACCTTACATTTTCATATATCAAACCACTAATAGCCACTTTCGGAAGTTTCTTCCTCTCATCTCATATCTTACGATAATCAATAAAGTTTATCCGTTAAAAGTATCCTTTTAACTATCGCTACTTAGGCTTATTATCCGTACCAGATTATCTTTCTGGTCTTTCATACGGTTCAATTATCTATTTTTCAAAGAACAAAACATCTTCTTTACTCTTGATGTAATTAAAGTATATCAAAAAAAAAGACATTTGTCAATGCTTTTTTGTTTTTATTAACTTTTTTACATCACAAATCTTATTATCTTCTTTTTTTCTTTCCTTGTAATCTAATAAGTAATTTTTAAAATCTTCTTCCCCATCTATTCTTTTGTAAATATAGTCAGTATCTTCTATTCTTTCAATAATCAAGTAATGATATAAATGATATACATTTGAAGTTGCTATCATTTTACTTATAATAACTTCTTCATTGTTGTGCATAATTAATATAACCCACCTATTGATGTCTCCGTATAATTTATACATATATATCCCCTTTTTATTTAAATCTATGTAATATCATTCTTTTTAATTCTACAGCACTTATGTCTGGTATATCCTTTGTTGTATTATATTCAAGCATTATCTCGTCGAATTCTTCTTTACTGTTTGTTCTGCGATATAAATATGGTGTATTATCCAAAACTTCCCATATTCTAAAACTATATGTATGATATTTTTGAGAAAATACTGTCATTGTTTCAATCACTTGTGCTTCATTAAAGCATCTATCAATATTATGCCAGTCACCAGCAATAAAACTTTGCACTCTATACATCTTGTCACCACCTTATGTTAATAATCTCATTTTCTTCTATTTTTGTCAATTTTTTAGATATTCTTTAATAGCAGTTTTACTACTTTCTTCTCTTTTTTTATTATGATATTGTCGATTTTCTTTACAATATTCACAATTTCCATGATTTCTACATGATTTATCAACTGCTTTAGCACCTCTATATTGTTTTCGATGTTCTTTTTTATGTTTAATTGCTTTATCTAGTGTCATTGTTTATCGCCAACTATCTTATATCCATCTTTGTATTTTTTAAATTCAGTAGTTGCTTTTATATGTACAATTTTATTTTTATCTTCTTCTAACCAACAATAACTATAAAATCCATCTAAATGTCCAAATATTACTATTTTATCTTCTATGTATAGTTTAGTGTTTTTATTTTCAGGTATTTCATATAGTTTCATTATCATCACTTCCTTGTAATATGTTTAAATTATTATTTAAAATTTCTTTTACATATTTTTCATATTCTTTATCATAAATTGTAACAGTTATTATTTCTTCTTTTATATCTTCTAACTTTTGTTTATTATATTCTATTGCTTTTTCATTTCTTGATTTTGTAAAAAAATATCTTTCACTTAATTCAGCAAAATCTTTGTGTACTTTTTCATTTTCTTCTTGTAAATTATTATTTCTTTCTTTTAAATCTTTGATAATTTTATCTTTATTCATTATCATCAC